TTCATAGAGTGAATCAACTTTGAGTGTTATTTCTGCTTTCATAGTGAGTTTATTAAGGGGGATATTTCACCCCCATTGATTAATTAAAAAGGTAATTTAGTTGGGTCTTCAGAGTCTCCTTGCATCCAGTCAAAATCACTTGGGTTAACACCTTTCTCAATAGTGAATGTTGGTAGTGCTTCAATCTTAGGATAAGTAGCAGACATCTCAGCATTCATGTATGCAATGAATTCATCACTCAACTTAATCTTATCTTGAACAAATTCAGGTAGACTTCTAAAAACAACCATGTCAGGTTGCTGGGTAGAGAATACCAATGGTGGGTTAACTGCTGGAGGGCATACCATACCTTTAGGTAGTGGTGTGATAGTTTGAATATTCGCAAAGGTCTTATCTCCACTTTGTTTATGAATGATATTAACCATGCATTCTCTGCCAATTAAACTAAATACATTGTACTTCTTAGCCTCATCTTCAGTCAATGTCTTACCCTCAATTGAGTGAACATCTTTTCTTAGGGTAGACTTTTCATGCATTGACAATGTGTACATATTACGTGCGTAAAATGGTTGCTCACCTTTGTTAGGGTCAAAGATTGCCGTCTCTAATGGTAGTTCAAAAAGGACTTGAACCTTTCTTTTTTTTCCACCAAACTGACCAGTTTGCTCTGTTGTGCCTAAGTCAATGATTTGATAGATACGTGCAAGATGCATTCCTACTGGTGCTATCTTGTTTGAGTAATTTGAGTCTCCACCTATGGGAGCATTTAAAGTTGGTAACATAACTTATTTGGATTTATTGATTAAAAATTAAAGTGATTTAAACATTATGGTGGCAGTCTCTTCTAACTTAGCTAATGCTTTGTCATAGGCTGCTACCCATTCATCAACTGTTATAGGCTGGTAATCTCTATACTCCATTGGTACTGCATGATGCTCTTCTTTAAAGAATTGCCTTACCATCATTGCACAATTAGAGTCACATCTTGTAAAGATGCCTTTATAACATCCATCATTCACGATGGTAATCATTGAACCATTGATATGGTCGTAGTGAAAGTAGGTGTTGTTGTCTTGTAGTTTGAATAAAGTTGATGCCTTCATATTACATGAATTTAGGATTGATTGATTAGAAATTTAGAAATGAAAAAAGTAGGGAGGTCTGAGCCTCCCTTGATTAGGTTAAAGTTTAATGTATTTTGGATGAGTATGTGTAGGATATCCAAATCTATCTTTACCAGTAGTTGATGGTACAATTTGATAAGGTATAGATGTTAATTCTATTGCGTTTAATGATACTTTAGTAGTAGTGCATAATTCCCATTTTACTTGCGCTCTGTTATCTTCTATTGCAATTATAATTCCTACTCTACCTACTACGTAGTCTCCTTTGCTTCTTACTACTTCTTGTCCGATTTTTGCATCTTGAATGTTCATTGTGTTTGATTTAGTGATTGATTGATTAGTGATTAATTATAGGACAAATGTAAAACTATATTTTGAATCTGCAATACCTTAACTAAAATAAACACAATTATTTTTAGTCACATTACGTAACTGCTTGATTTTGTGATTTCCTAATTTCAATTATTTTATTTGACTGCTAATACCAATACCTAAAAGTACACCTACGCCAACCTTAAATGCATTTGATTGATACCACTTAGGCTCTTTCTTGACATAGATATTAGATAGGTTAGTGATTGACATAGTAGGATTGTCAATGTGTAATCTAACTACACTATCTGTTTTTCTAAGTAAACGATTAATAAGACCATCTCTTAACGTATCTCCAACAGAATAGGTCAAAGTACCACTTGATACAATTGAGTCTATTACAAGCACTCCTAATGTGTCAATCTTACCATCAATAGAATACCACTCACTATAATCTGAGAATTGAACTGGTAACTTTATGTAATTGGTTGAATCAATTGTGATGGGTTCTGCAAGTTGTATCTTGGTTTCTACTTTAGTCTTATATTGAATCTTAACAATCTCTTTAGGATTGCGAATGGCAAGTAGTTTTATTGCCATATCCTTTGAATCAATCTCATATTGATAGTTCACCGCCTGACTAATCAATTGACTTGAATCAGCTAAGTGCTGCACCTTATAACTCTCTACCTCTTCTTTCATCTTACGATAGTCAATAGTCAACTGACCATTCTTACCACAAGTATGAATAAAGATAAGAATCATAACAAATGCAGCTACCATAAATAGCACCTTATCCAATTTGTCAAACTTATCTTGTGGCATACCCTCCAATTAATTTAATAAACTTTGCCCACTTAATTTCAAAGCATGACTTATCTCTTAGGTTTGACCTCAACACATTCTTAGCTACATAAATTGGCATTTCTCTTTCAACAACATAGTGCTTTACCACAATAAGCAATCTTTCATCTGCTTCTTCTTCATCCATTGGTAAAGTACAATCTCTCATAATTGCCTTGTTGCTTTCTTAACTAATGCATGAATTGATTCATCTAACCTTTTCATTGAATCATCAACCATCTTGAGTAGTTCGTTTTGTTCTTGGTCACCTACCTTATCTCCTTTGTCAAGCAACAACTTAACAACACCAGCAACAGATGTCAATGGCTGCCTTAGTTCGTGACTAAGCATGAACCTGAACTCTTCTAATAACTGCTTTTGTTTCTCGTGTTCATGACTTGTGATACTGGTCACATCAGTTATTTGAAAACCAATAAAATGAAGACTACCAAGTATGGCATAGCAGTTCCACAAGCACCACCTCAACCCACTATTTTTCTGCTTGGTTCGTGCATAAATACGTACTGGGTTAGGTGTAATCTCAATGGCTCTCTTAACCGATGCAACATAATCGTCAAGTTCAGTATCATCTGTTATGATGTCACTTACTTTCTTAGGCTTGATGTGAGATGAATACTCCTTAAAAAGGTCATTAGAACTAACAATGTTACCCTCATAGTCAGATACGACATACAACAAGTCAATAGAATTGGCTAAGATGTATATGGCTGACATAGACTAACTACGAACTATGTTGTTAATCTTACGAATCATTTCCAACCAATAGAATGTAGAACGATATAGCCATATTGATGTGGCTAATAGCATCAACATCATTACAATTGAATTTGATAAATCACTATATTGGTAAGGTTGAGCCATAGTTAATTCTGTATTGTGTGAAATAATAGGTTTAAGTTCTAACTTTTCACCACGAATTAACCACTTAGCATCACAAGGTTTGATAGTATCTGATGCTCTGAATGGTATAGATAGTGATGGTTGAACTTCTACCTCTACTTTCGGCTCAAATTTAGTGATTTCTTTATCAACATATAGTACCTCACCCCAATGATTTTGATAAATGTACATCGATGTGTCACCCATGTAGTGATTAATGAACATAAATGGTTCAGGTTGTTTGATTTCCTTATGAATAACTGAGTAAGTAGTGTCATAAGTAATCTTATAAGTAGACTGAATGGTGTCTTTTACCCCTTCATTCATTTGTGCCTCCCTTCTCAGATGGTTTCCACACCCATTTCAAGGTCACAACCGCACCAATTATGTAGGCGAATGATTCCTTATCTATCTTCTTAGAGAAAAATAGCCAAAAACCAACTACAGATATGAGTGAGCCTATTGTTAGATGCCAATACACCATAATCAAGTCGGCTATTTGTTTAAATTTCTTTGGTTCGATAGCCATAGTTACCTATACGACCTTCTTGAAATATAGTTCTGCTTCTTTTTGCCGTCTTTTAGTCAAACCTTTCAACACTACACCACCTCCCCTATTCCATTTAACGAACTCTAAGGCTATCTTTGGGTCATTAGGGTTGCTAAGTACCATCTTTAGTAGTGTAGACTTACTGAGATTGCCTAAACCCACGTTAAAAGCAAATGATACAAGTGCATCAAATTGATATTGGGTTAACTTGACTGACTTAGTGTACTTACTTACATAGATATCATAGTCTTCAAGGGTATTTATCAGTAATATTTCAGCCTCTTCTTTGTCTCGTAAGACATCCCCCATTTTGACATTGGTCTTATCGGGATAAAAGCACGAACCATAGCCAATTGTAGCAACACCAGCACTACATTTGTAGGCATTCAATCGCAGACCTTCAAAGTCTTTGACTAACTGAATACCAGTTTTGCTAATGTTCATTAGATGATAATATATTGCATAGTACAATATAGTGGAGTTAAACCTAAAACTAAAGATGAGTTATCAGTATTAACTTTTAAAGTATTACCAGAAATAGTAACATTAATATTTTCTTCAGTATCTACAACTCCAACTCCATATCCAAATCCACTGCCAATTGAAAATGGTAAAGTAAAATTTAAAGTCCCAGTTAAAGCAATTGTAAAATCTAATTCAATATTTAAAAAAAATGTTAATGTTACAACATTCCCATTTTTAGAATACATTCCATCTGGTCCTCCAGTTGATACAATTGCATCTGTCAATGTACTTAATGTTGGTGCAAATGCAGCACTTGAAATTTCTACTATATTACCAACTTCAATCTTTTTAGAGGTATCTGTACTTACATCAACGATGTATAAAATGTCATCAGATGCAGCCGTAGCAAGTGATGGTAAATCTGTTACTTTAATTCCAGCCATGATGT